GTGAACGTTATATCCCCGAAAACGTATCAATAAGCCATGAATAAGGAGCAACAGGCCATAAACAGTCATGATCAGGTCGAACTAGGCTCAGATCGGCTCACATCGGTTTTGGCACCGGAATCAGCTGCCGTTATTGGCAGTCCAACGCCTAGAATCCACTCTCCACTCAATGACTTGCCCTCGAAAGGCCCTGAACTCATTGATTTTGCCAAAACTATCTTTCCAAACGGGTTCATGCCGTGGCAGGAGTGGGCCGCGATTCACTCCCATAAAGTCAAGCCCGACGGTAGGTGGGCCACGCCGTTGAATTGCATTGTGGTAGCCAGACAATCTGGAAAATCTACGTTGATGCTTAGCCGGATTCTGATGGGCTTATTTCATTGGGACGAGTCGTTGCAGGTGGCCTCAGCTCACAGATTGGCCACATCGTTGGAGCAATTCCGGGCATTGGTCAATTTGATCGAATCCTCCGACGATCTTGCCAAACGTGTGAAGCGAATTCGCTGGTCCCACGGATCAGAGGAAATCGAGGTTCAAGGATCAACCGGGATCAATCGGTTCATCATCAAGGCCGGAGGATCGGCGGCCCGTGGTATATCAAAACCCGAAACGGTTCACCTGGATGAGCTGCGAGAAATGCACGAACTGGAATCGTTCGCCAGTCTCCGGTACACGTTACTAGCTGCAAAAAACCCGATGGTCATGACCTATTCGAATGCGGGTGACCAACATTCCAAAGTGCTAAATTTGCTACGCGAACGGGGAATCGCCGCTGCGTCGGGTGTAATTGATGACATCGGATATTTCGAATGGTCAGGTGCATCCGACGCATTGACCGACGAAAATTTTGCAATGGCCAACCCGGCACTGGGTCACACAATCCACATAGACAATATCCGAAGCGTTTTGAAGGACCCTCCCGAAGTGGTACAAACCGAGGTATTGTGCAGATGGGTTCAAACGATTTCGTCGATCATCAATCAAGCCGCCTGGGATGGATGTGCCGAACCCGAACTTGAACTTGATCCTGAAAAACTCACCTGGTTGGCCCTGGATATTTCACCGGATCGCCGGCATTGCGCATTGGTTGGGGCTCAGAAATTAGGGGACGAACGATTCGTGGTGAAGTTACTCCACACCTGGGAAAACGAACGTCAACTTGATGATCGGGCTATTGCCAATGACGCCGCGTTTTATTGCCGCAAATATCCAATTGAGCATTTGTTATATTCCAGGAAAACGAGTGGGGCCGTGGCCGCACGATTGCAGCCGGCAGGAATTCCAATCTATGACATGGACGCAGCCTACCCTCAAAGCTGCGACGAATTATTGGGTGCAATAAATTCGGGCAGGTTACGTCATACAAATCAACCGGAATTGACTGCACAAATGCTCAGTGCGGTGCAACTCCGTCGGGGCGATGGCGGCTGGGTCATTGGCCGCCGTGCGTCGCAAACCGCCGTGTGCGCCAGTGTGGCCACCGCGTTATGCACACATTTTGCGACACGCCCAGAGACGGAAACCGACATTATGGTTGGATAGTGGTATCAGCCTGAGAAAATCAAGGCATGGGAATTCGTGACATTTTTGCAACGCGTCAGGTTCAAACGGTAGGGCTACCGTCGGGGCCTGATGTGTCTGCGCAGCTTGGACCCGTTACAACCCTGGATTCATTGACTCCATTTTTCGGCGGTGCAAATACTGCAACGCGTGAGGAATTCATGTCGGTTCCAACAGGTGCCAGAGCCAGAAACATAATTTGTTCATCAATCGCATCGATTGGCCTTGAAGTCATTGATCGATCAACGGGCCTCGAAATTGAGGATGCAACGCCACGGGTTATTCGTACACCGGACCCACGCGTTCCCGGATCGGCCACATACGTCTGGACGTGTGAGGATTTGCTGCTATACGGTTATGCGTACTGGCAGATAACAGAATTTTTTGCAGATACAAATCGCGTTCGAAGTGTTCAACGGGTTAATCCATCACGCGTCACCATTCAAACCAATTCATTGGCAACTGAAATTGAATACTACATGGTTGATGGATCACCCGTTCCAAATTCCGGGTTAGGTTCGCTGGTTGTGTTTAACGGCAACGATGAAGGCGTGTTAAATCGAGCAGGCCGAACAATCCGCACGGGTGCGGAACTAGAACGTGCCGCTGCGATGTACGCACGCGAACCGATTCCATCGATGGTGTTAAAATCCAACGGCACGGCATTACCCGCAGACCGAATTGCTAAATTGCTCGATTCGTGGGCAACCGCACGTCGCAATCGTGGCACCGCGTTTTTGAATGCCGATGTCACATTGGAAACCGTGGGATTTGATCCTGAAAAATTGCAACTGGCGGCAGCCCGTTCGTACATTGCAACCGAAATCGCACGTGCCTGTGGAATTCCGGCGTATTACGTGGACGCTAACACCGGATCATCAATGACCTATTCAAACGCCACAACACAACGTCAAACGTTGCTCGATTTTTCACTTATTCCGTTAATGACCTCAATTACCGAAAGATTATCAATGCCAGATTTTGTTCCGTCAACCCAGGAAGTCCGTTATGACCTTTCGGACTATTTACGCGGCAGCGATCTTGAACGTGCCAACATTTACAAAACCCTGAATTCCATCGTGGACGCTAACGGCAATCCGGCCATCACTGTGGAGGAAATACGAAACGCGGAGGAAATGATCAAATGAAAGTCACAACACCATTCACAATTACCGCTGCCGATTCTGAGGCACGGACAATCACGGGAAAGATCGTTCAATTTGATGTTCCGGCGAACGCATCAACCGGCAAGGTGATGTTCAAATCAGGATCGATCAATCCAACAAATGTGAAATTAAATTTGGAACACGATTCGGCCAGGCCAATCGGTAAGACACTCAGCATGGAACTTGCACCCGATGGGAAATCAATCGATGCAACGTTCAAGATTTCGAAAACAACCGCTGGTTCAGATGCCATCCAGGAAGCAATCGATGGATTGCGTGACGGATTTTCAGTGGAAGCAAATGCAAATGATTTTGGATATAACGAGGACGGCACAATGGTCGTCAATTCAGCAGATTTGGTCGGCGTCGCACTAACACACAATCCGGCATTTGATTCAGCACGTGTATCAAATGTCGCAGCGACAACCGCACCAGAAAATTCCGAGCCATCCAATGATGACGCGGAATCAACAACCACAACATCAACAGAAGGAGACGCCGTGGAAAACACCGTCACAGAGCCAACTACCGCCGAGACGGTGGAAGCGGCTGAAGTAGTACAGGCATCATCAGCTCCAAAGCCAGTCGGTTTTATTGCAACAAGAAACCCAATCGTTTCACCTGAAACATTTTTGATGCACCAGGTAGCCGCTGCACGCGGATCAGAACAATCACGTGCGTTCATTGCAGCTGCCACGGCGTCAACAGACAATCCGGGCCTGATCCCAACACGCCAACTGCGTGAAGTGGTCAACGGACTTGCCGACAATGTCAGAGCCTCCATTGATTCGATTTCAACAGGGACCCTGCCTAATGCAGGCCTTGTTTTTCAAATCCCAAAAATCACTCAGCTTCCAAACGTTTCACAGATCGACGAACTCGATGCCGTCACTCCAACCGTGATGGAATCTGAATTCATCAACGTTGATGTGAAGTCATTCAAGGGTAGCCAGGTCATGTCCGTGGAACTCGCTGACAGATCTGATCCGTTGTTTTTCTCAGAACTGATTTCAAATCTTTCTTCACAATATGCACGGGCAACCAACGCATACAATTCTGCACAAATTATCGCAAATTCAGCGGCAGCATCAACCGGTTACGGTTCAGATATTACCGCTGAGGAATTGCTTGCGTGGGTATCAACGGCATCGGTAAGTGTTTATGAAAACACATTCAAATTCGCCGATGCAATCGTTGTGAGTCCAGCCATGTGGGGCCGCATCATGTCTTTCAACGTCGACGGCAGACCAATTTACAATGCGCTGCAACCACAAAATGCGGCAGGAAATGCACAACCACGTTCACTCCGTGGTTCCGTAAACGGAATCGATCTATGGGTGGACACTGCACTATCAGGCACAGGCGACAATTCAATGTATGTCATCAACCGTGATGCCTATACATGGTACGAATCCCCACGCCTGGAATTGCGAACTAACATAATTTCAGACGGTTCCATTGGAATTCTCATGTACGGTTATGGTGCAACGGCTACGAAAATCGGCTACGGCGCATACCGTTTCCTCGATTAATAAAAAATAAACATCGGCCTGGTCACTCCCGAACAGGCCGAGCAGACGAAAGGACCGGAAATGCCAACTATCGTGACCGCTGATGAACTGCGTCAGGTGCTTGGCGTTTCCGAATCCTTATTTTCTGATGCTTATTTGGATTCAATAATTGAATCTGCCGAAATTACTATTTTGCCAATGCTCACGCAATATCAAAGCGCAGTAATTTCGACCCGCGTTGTGAACGATGTTTTATACATCGACACGTTGCGACCAAATTATTTCGTCGAGGGACAGGGGATCGTTCTCGCAGGAATCGGTGGTGGCCTTGACGGCCCGTACACAGTCAGCGATCATTCCGTTCGACCATTTGAAGTCACTGCGGTGGTCGATGAAGCTGATCGGATTCTCACTCCGGTAATTCCTGCGGGGACGGTCACACTCGATGGCGGATCAGCCGCCGAAGTATACGCAACTGTTCCGGCAGTCAATAAGGCAATTCTGATTGTTTCGGTAGAAATTTTTCAAAGTATCACGGCACCTGGTGGTCAGATCGAAGGCGTCGATTTTGCGCCGATGCCGTATCGCATGGGCCGCAGCTTACAAAACAGAGTGATCGGCCTGATTTCGGCGTTTTATGATGTGGATTCAATATGCCAATGACCACCCTGTTGGACGTTCGAAATGATCTTGCAACGGCGTTGGCCGGAGTAGCTGCGTCGGTTTACCCTGTGGCACCGGAGGCGGTGATCCCACCTGCTTGCGTAATCATTCCCGATTCACCCTGGCTTGAATCAACACTTATCAATGGGGCCGTCACTAAAGTGAAGGTCAATTTTGTGGTAACGGCAGCCGTTGCTAACAATTCCAATTCGGGAGCCCTGGACCAATTAGAGGCCCTGATAATTAGCATTTTGGGGGCAATGCCCACAGGATACGTCGTCGGTGACGTTCAAAGACCGTCAATCATTTCGGTTGGTGCATCCAATTTGCTAGTTGCAGATTTGAACGTTTCAACCTATTTCACCCAAATAAACACCTAGGAGACAAAATGCCAACAAATATCATCACGGGCAGACAAATTGCATTCACCATCGATGGTGATGTTTATGATGCGCAGGCCACATCGGCCACCCTTGAAGTCGAATCAACAATCAACACTTATCAGACCCTTGACGGTAAGGCGTATTACACAACCGACACCCAGGGAACTTTCAACGTCGAAATGCTCCAGGATTTTGGCGCAGCTGGTTCGTTGTGCGAGGCGTTGTGGAATGCCGCAGCTAATACACCGAACGACGCATTGCCGGTGGTCTTGACCGTCCACGGCGTTGCTTACGCGTTCAGCGTTCAACCAATTTTCCCGTCATTGGGTGGAACTGCGCCTGATGCGTTAACTGCCTCACTAGCATTTACCTGCGTGACCACGCCGGCGTTGGACTAATTAAGGGAGATCGGGAGAATGAAAACTGCAATCACGATTGAATTCCAATCCGGTGAGGTGGCAACTTATATCGCTGCCCCACCGGAATGGATGAAATGGGAAAATAAAACGGGTAAGACAATTCAACAGGCAAATGAAATCGGAATCAGTGATTTGCTATTTTTGGCCTATAACGCCATGAAACGTGAAAACGCTGGAAAACCGGTGAAGCCATTTGAAGTGTGGGCCGAAACCGTGTCCGATGTGACATTTTCGGATTCCGACCCAAAAGCCACCAGCGGGGCAGTCTTAACCGACTAATCATTGAATTAGCGATTGCCACGCAAATTCCCATGACCGAATGGGACACCGCCGAAAAGATTCTGACCGCGTTGGAGATATTGGAGCAGCGAAATGGCCGATGATGCTATTGCTTACGATAAGACCGAACTGCGGAAAATTGTTGGCGCATTTAAGGCGATGGACGAACAGGCAACCCAGGAAGCAAAACTGGTTTCCGGTGCATTGGCCGAATATCTCCAGGGCAAAATTTCATCAAAGGCTAGCAGCCTTTCATCGAGCAAGGTTGCCAGCCGAATCGCCGAAGGTTCAAAGGTAAGCAAATCAAGCAAGATCGGCGAAATTTCATTCGGCTACGTATCACAAAAATTCTCAGGCGGTGCAACAACCCGTGACCTGTGGGGTGGATCGGAATTTGGATCGAATAGGTTTAAGCAATTTCCAGTGTGGTCAGGCCGTGAGGGTCGAGGATCACGCGGATGGTTTATTTATCCGACCCTGCGTGCCGAACAACCATATATCATCAACGAATGGGAAAATTCTTTCAGTAAAATAGCGAAGGAGTGGTGATGGCTGGTCAAGGTTCAAGAACGCTTAAACTCTCCATTTTGGGTGATGTAGACAATCTAAAGAAAAATTTGGATGTAGGCAGTAAAGAGGTTTCAGGTTTTGGCGATAAGTTAGGAAAATTCGGCAAGGTAGCCGGTGCCGCATTTGCAGCCGCCGGAGTAGCCGCCGCAGCTTATGCCGGCAAATTGTTGATTGATGGCGTCAAATCTGCCATTGAGGATGAAGCAGCCCAGGCTAAATTGGCCACAACGTTGACCAACGTTACCGGTGCAACCAATTCACAAATCGCTGCGGTTGAATCTCAAATTCTTAAAACGTCATTGTTGACCGGTCTGACCGATGATGAATTGCGGCCCAGTTTTGAACGTCTAATCCGTGCAACCGGTGATTCAGATGCGGCGCTGAAATTGCAGGCAACCGCCATTGATGTGGCCGCCGGAAGTGGTAAGTCACTCGAAGCCGTCACGAATGCAATGGCGAAGGCGCAAGAAGGCAACGCTGGAGCATTGGCGAAATTGGGAATTGGACTATCAGCTGCCGAACTCAAAACAATGTCGATGGAGGAAATCACCGCGAAGTTGGCCGAAACATTCGGAGGTCAAGCCGCAGAAAAGGCAGATACATTCGCCGGCAAAATGGATCGGTTGAAGGTTGCATTCAATGAAGGAAAAGAAACTGTTGGGTCATTTGTACTCGATGCAATTACTCCGATGATCTCCGGATTCGTCAATAGCGTGATTCCAACCATTCAAAAATTAGCTGAGGAATTAGGGCCAAAACTTACACCCGTTTTTCAAACGTTGACCGGATATATTCAGGATTTTGTTATCCCAACATTTAAGGCAATTTGGTCATTCATCACCGATTACGTTATCCCAGCGTTACAAAGTTATTTGACGCCAATTATTGATGGCCTGCGATCCGCATTTGAAAAGGTCACGGTCAAGATTGAGGAAAACAGAGAAAAACTGGCACCGTTGTTCACATTATTCAAGGCGATTGCCACATTTGTTCGTGACGTTTATGCACCCGTAATTGGCAAGATTCTAGGAGCTGCGTTCAATGCGTTGGGAACGGCAATCGGAATTGTGATCGATCTATTTGCAACCCTGGTCGATCTAGTCAATAAGGCGTTCAACGCAATCAAAGCAATCGTCAATTTCATCAAAAACAATCCGGTGACTGAATTTATTGGTGGGGCATTGGAAACGGCATTCGGCGGCGGTAGGGCCAACGGTGGTCCCGTATCACGTGGCACGTCATACCTAGTCGGTGAACGTGGACCAGAGATTTTCACGCCTAGATCAAACGGATCGATAATCCCAAACAATGCGATGGGTGGGGGAACGGTTATCAATTTGAACGTATCTGGTGCCATCGACCCTGAAGGTACGGCCCGAACCATTATCAACGTTTTGAACAATTCGTTTTATCGTGGAACAAACGGTGCCAATGCGTTGGTCACATCATGACCATTTGGAATCCAATCTGGCAGGTGACGATCAACGGCATCAGCTACGAAAACTACGTGTTGGCCAATTTAACGGCAACCAGTGGCCGATCAAACATTTATGAGCAAGCCCAGGCTGGGTATTGCAACCTTTCAATTTACAATGTGACGCAATCACAGGTTTCAATTAATATCAACGATTCCGTGGGAATATCAATTCAAGATTCAACCGGCACATACGTTCCAATTTGGGGTGGATCAGTCACCGATGTTTCCATTGAAGTGGCACAGGGTGGATCGGTGGCAATTAGCCAGGTGATCTCAATCGTAGCCCTGGGAGCCCTGGCCCGATTACCTAAAGCCCTATGGTCCACCAGCTTGAATCGTGATTTCGACGGAAACCAAATTCTTGAAGTTTTGACGGATTTACTAATTAATAATTGGTCGGAAGTTCCGGCGGCATTGACGTGGGGCAATTATCAACCTGCAACCGAAACCTGGGCAGATGCTCAAAACGTTGGATTGGGTGAAATTGATACACCAGGAAATTATGATCTGGCAGCTAGATCAGCCGACGTCATCGACGTTTATTCATTGGTTTCCGCATTGGCCACATCTGGGCTCGGTTATATTTACGAAAATGCCCAGGGGCAGATTTCATACGCGGATTCCACTCATCGGACCCAATATCTTGCAACGAACGGATACGTGGACGTTTCGGCAAATCAAGCCTTAGCCAGCGGCATAAAGATTCAAACCCGATCCGGTGATGTTCGAAATGATGTAACGATCAAATATGGGACAAATTCAAGCAACGAGGTTTCCGATGAGGATTTGGCGTCGGTTGCCACATTTGGCCGGTTGGCCCAGGTCATTACAACCACCCTGCACGATAACGCCGACGCAATCAGTCAGGCCGCATTTTATCTAACACTGCGGGCATTTCCCGAAGCCATGATGCAATCGATCACTTATGAATTGACCAACCCCGAATTGGATGACGCAGACCGGGATTCAATGATCAACATATTCATGGGAATGCCACTGCGAATTGCCAACTTGCCGGCGAATATGACGGCGGGCCAATATCTGGGTTTTGTTGAAGGTTGGCAATTTTCGGCTGGGTACAACACCCTGTCCGTCACGGCATTGTTATCGCCGTTGGCATATTCCATCCAGGCATTGAAGTGGGAAGAAGTCAGCGTGTCGGAAGCCTGGAACACCATCACAAACACACTCACGTGGGAAAATGCGCTAGTCGTAGCATAAGGAGAAAACATGAGCAATCCAACAACCCCGTTCAACTGGCAAATGCCGACGAACACAGATTTGGTCACGGACCTGCCTGCCGATTTTGAAGTTTTCGGTCAAGCGGTTGCAACATCGATGGCCGATTTGTTAGGTGGCACAACCGGTCAAATTCTTTCAAAGGCAACAAATGCCAACATGGACTTTACTTGGATAACAAACGACGTTGGTGACATCACTGCCGTCACGGCTACTTCACCGCTTACAGGTGGCGGCACATCAGGCGACATTACAGTCGGAATCCAAAACGCATCAACGGCTCAAAGAGGTTCGGTACAACTTTCGGATTCTACATCGACGACATCATCGATATTGGCATCGACTCCAACCGCAACGAAAGCGGCTTACGATTTAGCAAATACGGCCAACACGGCGGCAGGAACGGCGCAGACGACGGCCAATGCAGCAATTCCAAAATCGACAGTCACAACCGCTGGGGACGTAATTTATGCTACCGGGTCAAGCGCAGTCACTAGATTGGGAATCGGATCAACTGGTCAGGTTCTTACAGTCGCTGGTGGCGTACCAACGTGGGCATCCGGCGGTTCAAGTGCTGGAAAAGTTTTGCAAGTGGTTTCGGCTACTTACTCAACGGCAATTTCAAGTTCTTCAAATACTTTCGTGGATACTGGATTGACAGTTACTATTACACCTACTTCGGCAACTTCAAAAATTCTAGTTCTAGTCAATCAAAATGGCGCATACAAGGGAGCAGGAAGCGCACTGACTGCGGTTGGTGTGAGATTACTTCGCGGCGCAACTTTAATTTCAAATATATCGCTTGGTGCGGCATATACAAATACATCGCAAATTTTGGCCGTTGGAACAATAAGTACTTCATATCTTGATTCCCCTGCAACCACTTCAGCGACTACATACAAAACTCAATATGCGTCGGTAAATGCCACATCAGCCGTTAGTCTCCAGGTTAATTCGGAGACTTCCACAATAACAGTTTTAGAAATTGGAGCATAAAAATGGCAAAAGGTCACGAAGTTCTCGAAATGCTTATTCCGACAGGTGGATGGGTCATCATCGGTGATGATTTTGAAGGAATCACATTTATCGATGCAGAGCCAATTTCACAAACAGAATTTGAAGCGGGATTTGCAAAATTTGATAAATGGAAATTGGACAAAGAAAAAGCAGCAGCAAAAGAAAAAGCAGCGTTATTGGCAAAACTAGGAATCACGGCCGATGAAGCGGCATTGTTATTGAAATGATTTCACATAACGGTTGGCCGGCGTCGAAGGATCGAGCTGAATTAGGCATTGAAACGTTTCTGGTACCAGGAACAAAAATCAAATTGCATTGTGCCAAATTCGTTGCACCCTTATTGGTGGGATTTGCCGCTGAATTTCATGAGCTGATCGAACCCATCGATGAAGGCGGGTTGGATGATTGGGGATATTGTTTCCGAATGGTACGTGGTACCACCGACAAACTGAGCAATCATTCAAGCGGAACGGCCATCGATCTGAACGCCACCCGTCACCCATTGGGCAAGATTGGGACATTCCCAAATGAGAAGGTTCCAATGATCCGGGCATTGGCCAAAAAATACGGTTTAATTTGGGGAGGCGATTACAAAAACCGCAAAGATGAAATGCATTTTGAAATTGCGTTGCCGCCGGCGAAGGTCGCTGCGCTAGTGGAGAAGCTGGGGAAAACAAAATGAATCAATTCAAAGCGATGGCAGCCTCATGGTTGCGTTCTTTCCTGGCCGCCGGGTTGGCCGTTTACATGGCCGGGGTTACCGATCCGAAAGCCATTGCAATGGCAGGGATTGCCGCCGTTGCCCCGGTTATTCTCCGGTACCTAAATCCCAACGATTCCGCATTTGGCAACAATGACAAATGACGGAAACAATCGCCGCGATTGGACTAATCGCCGCTGCAACGATTTCATCGATTGCGGCCATTTTCGCAGCTAAGGCTGAAAAGAATTCCCGGCCCGTATCAAATGGGTTCGCCGATGGTATCCGTGGGGATATACGGGAAATCCGAACATTGCTCATTGCGCATTTGAAGGATCACCCGAAGCCTTAGACACGCCGAAAAACACGCGGGAATCTTGCAAATGTCAGTCCAATCCGTCACATTATCCCTGGCAGACCAACCAACTGCCATCGGGAGTAAAAATGAGCATGGAACAAATTATCGGGTTGGCCGTATTGGTCCAACTATCAATCGGAACAATTTTATATTCAATGGGATTTCGGGACGGCAAATCGGTGGGCTACCATCATGGCCGATCCGTTGGGATGGCAATCGGAAAATCTAAGGTGGCCAACTAATGTCATTCCTGGACCATTACGAAACCGTAAATCAAAAAGTTATCAGACTGCACGCCACCTATCCGACGAACCGGATTGAAACCTCGATCATTGATTGGAACCCGGAGAAGGGTTACATTTTGATTGAATGCAAAATCTATCGTCACTATGACGATGAGAAGCCAGCCGCGATTGACTATGCCCACGGAATGGTGACCGCGTACAACGTGCAAATGAAACGTTGGTACGTTGAGGACACCGTTTCATCAGCTATTGGCAGAGCCGCGTCGGTTGTTTTGGGAACCGAGGAAAAAGCGTCGAAGGAATCAATGATCCAGGTTGAGAATCTGCCGAAGGCGTTTATTGATGACGATCCGTGGGCAAGGCCATTCAGCGAGGAAGGGTTCTCGACGGCCTCCAGTGCCGTACAGGAGATCAAAACCCAACTTGGTGGTCAATTACCCGGAGAAGCCCCAACCTGCGTCCACGGACACCGAATCTGGCGTGAAGGTACGTCAGCCAAAAACGGAAAAGCCTGGGCCAATTACTCATGCCCGGAGAAAACTAAAGCGAGCCAATGTGGCCCGATTTGGTACACCCTCACGGCTGACGGCCAGTGGAAACCTCAGGTCTGATCATGGGTGAAATGGAAATCATCAAAATCGCCACAGGTGAAAAAACTATTTTCAAAGCTGATGGATTGGTGGTTCACGAACCGAATCCAATTTCGATTGAATGGTGTGATCGGTGTGAAATATGGAAACCGCTGGCATTTGGCCGATACGTGAGCAATCAAGGCGAACACCTAATTTGGGAATGCGTGGACTGCAAATGATATTGGTGAAATTGACTCACGATCAGGAAATGGCGTGCGCTAAAGCTGCGCTAGACCGGGCCGTTGGTGCCGAAGGATTGAACGATTACTCGGTGCAAAAACTGAATTTGTTTCAGGATATTGCCCGAAGTAGCGAAGCCATCGGAGCCGAAAACGCCGTTGCAAAGTATTTCGGAATTGACGAATGGAAGGCCACCGTCAACACATTCAAAAATCAGGCCGACGTTGGGTGGAATGTTGAAGTCAAACACACACCCTGGAAGGAAGGCTGCCTGATCTTACGTGATCGGGATCGAGGCGATGACGTGGCCGTTTTGGTCACCGGCAATTCGCCGAATTACTACATCATTGGGTGGATTCCCATTGATATGGCACGGCGTCCATCCCGGCGTCGAAGTGACGGGTCATATTGGATCAACCCATCAGATCTGAATCCCATTGAGAATTTGAACAGGAGTATTTATGCTCGAAACTATCAGGCTTGATTGTAGGGTTGAAAAAAAATCAACGGAACACAAAATCGTGAAGGTGACAGACAATTTGCCACCGTTCGTTCATTGCGTGGAATGCCTATCGTGCGGAACATTGGGAATTTCAACGTTTCAGCTCGATGATGAGGAAACAAAATGACTGATCGCTTAGATTTGAACGTTGGTTTCGATATGGTCGACAATAAGACCACGGACGATCACTACACGCCGCCATTCATATTTGAGGCGTTAGGAATCGAATTTGACCTGGATGTTTCGGCACCGCCAGGCGGTGTTTCGTGGATTCCGGCAAAACGATCATTGACGATCATTGATGACGGATTGGCCACCGAATGGGTGGGACGTGTCTGGTGCAATCCGCCGTATTCTAAAATAACACCGTGGGCGCATAAGTTATTGGAACACAACAACGGGATTGCCTTGCTACCTGTGGGCAAATCATTATGGTTCGATAAATTGTGGGCCGAATGTGACGGAATTCTAACCTTGCCCAGTTCCTTGAAATTCATTAAAAGTGACGGCACCGTTGCCGGAATTATGACCTCGACGATGTTATTTGCGTTTGGTGAGGCCAATCGCCAGGCGTTAATCGATAGCGGATTGGGCAAGGTACGATGAACGGGCCTGTGGATAACCTGTGGACAACACGCCGAAGCCCCGTTCAACTTATCCACATTCTTGCAATGTATTTGACTGATTCGGTACGCTGGATTCGCTTAAAGCGAGCCGCTGAGGCGGATTGCTCGCTTAGGCGTATTCTGCTATTGCCACCCTTGTGCCTATTTATAGGCTTGATTCTAATACCGATGCAACCGGTCCACGCAGCTACACAGACCGATTATCTAAAACTTTATGCCCACTCAAGGATTATCGATTTCAATCAATATCAATGCTTATTTAAGATCATCACTAAGGAATCAAGGTGGAACCCTAACGCGGTGAACGGTAGCCATTACGGGCTAGGCCAAATGAAGTCCCAATGGTATAGACGCCTTGACCCTTACAGACAGATTGATGAAACGATTCGATACGTACGCCACCGTTATGGTTCAATGTGTAATGCGTGGGCTCATCACCAGGATAAGGATTGGTTCTAATGTCTAAGGCTTGGAAGTCATCAGACCGTAAAGGTTGGCGAAGGATACGCGAACGAATCCTTGCACGTGATGGATATTGTTGCCAGGCCTGTGGTGAGAGTGAAGGAAGCCTACACATTGACCACATAGTGCCTAAAAGACTGGGTGGAAGTGATCTGGAGGAAAATTTGCAGGTTTTGTGTAAATCGTGCAATTTAAGGAAAGGTGGCAGTTTTTTTGAACACCCTTTAACAC